CCGTGGGCTGAGGCATGCCGCCCAAGGTGAGAAACGCCGTCTGTTCGTCGGCATTGAGCCCGTGCAGCTTGTCCGGGGTCAGCGGCCCGGACAGGCGGCTTTCGAAGCCCTGAATGCCGCGCGCCAGGGCACGACCGACGCTGCTTTGTTCCAGGCCCCAGGTCACTTTCCCGGTTTCCTCATCCTCGGAAAACGGCAGCGTGCCGTAATAACGGCCCGGCTGTTCCTCGGGGAACACGTTGCCCGCGTCGCGCCGCGCCGTCACGCCGCCCATGAACTTGTCGAATCCGTTGCGGGCCTCCGCGTCATGGCTCTTGCCCAGGCCCGTGGAAAACGTGCCGTAGGCTTCGATGGCCTTGGTCCAATCGCCGGTTTTGTCGAATAGCTGGCGCAGGTAGCGGGCGCCTCCGTCGATCGCCTGCCTTGGGTCCATCGGATCGATGCCCAGCATTTTCGCCGTGGCGTCCTTGAACTGAAACATCCCCTTGGCCCGGCCGCTGGACGTGTCGATCCCCATCGCATCCGAGTTCCAGCCGCTTTCGTGCGCGCCTACCCAGGCAAGGACGTCATACGGGATTTTGTAATGATCGGCCGCCGCCTGCACCAGCGGAGCGTAGATCGGCGGGGGGGGTAAATAATTTGCGTAATAGTCCTTCTGCACCGGGATATTCGACGGCACATCGGCGAAGCGATCCCGCTCCTGACGGGTCTTTTGCTCCTGTTCGGGTGTCACCGGCGCCGGCGGCGTCTCGGGCGGCGCATCGAGCTGCACGGTCATCGACCGGATGCTACCGCCGGCCGGTGCTACGGGCGCGCTGCCCACTTCCCAGAAATTCTTTGCCGGGGTTGCTGTGGGGCTTGTCGGCGTGTCGGTCGCCGCCAGGGGTAAGTTATTTGCGGGGGCGGGATCACCGATGGGGGTTGACCCCTTTTTCCAGAAATCAGCATCCGCCATGGCCTAGCCCTTCCGATGTTTGATTCCGTCCGGGCCGAGGAAGACGGTTCCCGGTGCAAGGCCGTCATAGAGCTTTTGCCCGGCATCATCGTTGGTAATGCGCGGGACATCGGCAGGGGCCGCCGTGCCGCCGGTGACCTGTCCGCCGAGTTCGACAATGCGCCCGCGGGCCGCGTCGTATTCGTCGCGGATCGAGTTCACGCGGTTCGTCATCCCGCGCTTCATCGTCGTAATCACGTCGCGAATCTGATCCGGCGACATCGCGGCGTTGATTAACGAGTCCGCTTCGTTGCGCGCGGCGTCCGAGGTCTGTCCCCCGGTCGCGTTCGAATTCGACATGATGCGGGCATACTCGTTCTTGAACGAGGTAATGGCGGCATTGAACGACGCCACATCCGCATCGCCCTCAATCGATTTGCGGCCCGCCTGAAGCCAACGGTTGACGAAGGGGGTCGCCCCGCCCGAGCCCTTCTGCAACTTTTCCAAGGCAATATCGGCTTCCTTGGCGGCGGTGTTTTCGAAGTTGGCGACGTTTCCTTCACTGACCTTCAGCTTATCCATCGTTTTGTGCAGTGCGCCGATGTCCGCCTGCCGGGCGAGGTCCTCTGCGAGCGAACCGTTGTCGGCCCGCACCTGACGCGCCCATTCGGTCAAAATCTGCTTCCGCGCCTCGTTGCCGCCGAGGCCGAGTGCCGGCATTTTGCCCGTGAGCCGCAATTGTTGAGCCAAGACCCGCACCGTGTCGGGATCAAGCGCCTGGGACGTCTCGCGCACTGTCTGAGCTGCTGTCGCACGCGCCGTCGCCTCCTGCGTGATGCGCTTGGCCTTCTGCTGTTGTTCCGCCTGCGCGAGCTGCACCCGGTCATCGGCGCTGTTGGGGTCCACCGGGCGGCCGAGGGTCGTTTCAACCGCGGCCTTGGCCTGTGCGCGGTCGTTTTCCGCCTCGCGCTGCGCCCCGGTTTCGCGGGTGCCGGCCAAGCGCGCGTCCCCCTGTTCCTTCTGATAAGCCCGATCGACCGCATCCACGTCGTCGGGATTGTTGGGATCGGGATCTCGGTGGAACTGCGCCCGGAAATCCGCTTCGGCCTGGCGCTGCAACCGTGCGTCCTTCTTGCTTGCTGCGGATGGGCCGCTCCGGGGCGCCAGACGGAAGTTACCCGCCTCCCCCTCGATGCGCTGATGCGTGCCGTCCGCCGTGAACCAGGCCCCTTGTGTCTGATTCCACACGGCCGGAAGGGTCTGGTTGCCAACCGTGAGCATTTGCGGCTGGCCTTCCTTGTCCCGGTCCTTCGACAGCAGTTGGTCCGGGTCCCCGCCCGCCTGGATTTGCAGGTCAGCCCGCTGCTGATCCTCCGGGCTCTCATTGGGATGCGTCGCATGATGATACTGGATGCGGGCTTGGACCGCCTTCGCGGCTTCCGACATTTGACGTGTCGCCGCAGCCCGCCCGGCGATGATCGCAAACGCCTGGTCGGGATGCCCGGCGTCGAACAGGGCTTGAACAATGTCGTCCTTGAGCGCGGCGGACGTGTAGCGCCCTTCGGCTATCGCGGCGGAACGATCGGTTTGCAGCTTCCGGAGGCTGTCGCTGTACGCCTGCATGGTGAATTGATTCATCTTGTCCGCGTTGGCGTTCGCGACCTTCCATTGCTCCATCGCCTGCTGCGTCGCTTGCTGGTCGCCGGTGTTGTAGGCGTTATTCACGGCGGCCATGGCGTTCAGCGACGTGGTTAGGGGCGCGCGTGTGAGCGCGCCCCCGAATGCAGCCAGGATCATCGCGAAAGAGCCCCAGCGCTGTTCGGGCGGGGTCTGCTGCGCCTGCGGCGCCTGCGGCGGCGTTTCCAATGTCGGGGGCCGCAGCGCATCGGAGCGCTCATCAAGCTCGCGCATGCGCTGCTGATTGTCCTGGCGCGCGATCTTGTTGGCGGCGACGGCCCGCTGAACGGTATCGGTGTCGGCGACGACCGTCGTCGTGTCGCTGCTGCTGTCGCTGCTGGGACTGGCCGCGACCGCGTTTCCGAAGGTGCCGTAATCCTGCGGCATGGGGGGTTATCCCGTCGTGTTGATCGTGATCGGGGCTGTAGACCGTGGGACCAGAGACGACGCGAAATTGCTGATCGAGCTGGAGAGCGCGTTGTCCGACGCGACCGACTGGTTCAGCAATTGGCCGTAAATCCCATCCGCCAAATTGACTTCGTTGACGCCCTGCGAAAGCAATTGCATCGCGATCTGCGAGCCTTGGGCTTGGGCGCGCTCATCAACGCCCGCCAAGTCCTGCGACTCAGCCGTGGACCCCGACATGCCGCGCGAGGCGTATTGGCTGCGGATCGTCGCCTTGGCCGCTGCGGACGCTTGGTTAATGTTTTGCTGCACCCCGGCGGGCAGGGTCCCGGACTGCAAATAACTTTGCAATTGCTGGCCCTGGGTATTCAGGTTCCCCGCCTGGCCCTGTAGCGTCGATGTCAGGCTGCTGGCGGTTGGCAGGCCGCTATTCTCCTGACGTATCAGATTCAGCCCCATGCCGCCGGCTTGCAGCGCAATGCCCGCATTGTTGGTCAGCGCCGAGCCGACCGTTCCGAGTGGGTCGTTGGAGAAATTCGACCAATCGGTTTTCCCGGCAGCGGGTGCCGCCGGCGCGATGCCGTTCGGGTTCGCAATCTGCGTGCCCGCCGCCAGGGCATCCCCCTGCGTGGCATAGACGGGATTGCCCCCCGCATCGACCATGGGATTGCCCGCCGAGTCCAACTGCGGCGGCACCGGCGGCAGGGGAATTTGGTTGCTGGTGGCGGCCTGTGCCGCTTGCGTCGTCCAACCGTTCGAACCGCCTGTCCCGGTGTCCGCGGTTCCCCCGCCCGTTCCGCCGGTTGCAGCGCCGTTTGGAGCGCCGGCTGTCCCCGCGCCTGTCCCCGCGTCTGCCGCGCCCGTGCCGGAAGCCGGGAGGCCGTTGGAAACCGTGTCTGTCCATCCGATGTTGGTCACATCCCCAATGCCGCCCGTTGCGGCGGCATCCGGCGCGACCGCTGCCGGCGCCGCTGTCGCCACGGCTCCCGGCAAAGGTGCGCCGACCGATGTCCCGGCGGACCCGCCCGCTGACACCGCCGGGGCGGTGCCCGGCTCTGGCGTCGCTCCGAGCGAGACATTGCCATTGGCCGCCGCACCGGAGGCAAGCGAGCCCGAGCCCGTTTCCAGGCTCCCTACCCCGGCGGCATTGGTCACGTCGCCGGCCGGTGTTCCGAGCGTGGCAGAGCCCGTGCCCGCGCCTGAATCGAAGGCGCCCGCTGCCCCGGCGGCGCCGCCGCTGACGCCCCCTTCCAAAGCGCCCGTGAGGGGATTGCCGCCAAAGACGCCGGCTCCCACAGCACCGGCCCCCGCACCCGCAAGAGCCCCGCCGACCGTCCCACTGCCGATCGCGCCGCCAAGCGCGCTGCCAAAGCCGCCGGTGAGGCCGCCGACCAAGCCCCCCTCGCCGATGCCGCGCAAGATCGGCTGGCCCGAGATGGCGGACGAAATGCCGCCGATCCCTGCCCCGATCGCCGCGCCCTCAAGCCCCGTGCCGATCGCGCCCGCCGCGCCGGCGATGCCCAACCCGCTGGCGATGCCTGTGCCGAGAGCGGCAAATCCTGCGCTGACCGCGACCCCGACCGCCGTCGCCGCCTCGGCAATCGCCGCGCCGATGCTAACGGCTGCTGCTGCGATCCCCATTATGCCGCCTCCGTCAAATCGATTTCGTAAAGTTGGCCGAACTCCTTGCCGCCCAGGCGCCGATACACCACCCCCATGCGGGCGCCGTTGCCGCGGATACCGGCGCGGCAATACATCCGCCGCACGCCCTTTTCCTTGGCCCGCGCGATCGTCGCCCGCTGCAACCGCATGCCCAGGCCAAGCCCGCCCGCGTCCGGGCTGACGTGGAATGGGAGTTGCGTCGCCATCTGCCGGCCGTCGTCATGTTCGAACGAGGGGCCGATTGCGGTGACGAGGTAGCCGAGCATCCGGCCATTGAGCCGGGCGGTCATAATCAGCAGTTTCCCGCCGCGATCGAGCCGTTCAAACAGTTCCAGGTTTTTCCGCTCGTATTCGTCCGCGGGCTCGCCCACGGCGATGCAGTGTTCCGACATCAAAGGCTTGGCGTCCCGGAAGAAGTCGGCGAACCGCTCTTGCTGAATGACCACGCCATCGGCGTCCGGCGGCACGCTCGCCTGCGTCGGCAGGCAATAATGCCGCACCGTTCGCGCACACTCCCTGGCAGCGGCGTCCATCTGCCGGGCATGGGCACGGGCGTAAATGATTTGCGCTTGGAGGTCGCGTTGGAGGTTTTGCGGGGCGATCCGGTCCCACCAGCCATCGGGCGCTGGGAAGCCCAAGCAATGCTCAAACAGCCGCTCGCACGGCTCCCGGCGGGTCAGGTCCTCAAAGCGGACGGACAGACAATCCCTGGCCGTTTCCGCCCGATCAAGCGCGCGGTCATAGCGGGCGATGACGCGCGTCAGCCGCTCGCGCTCGAAACAGCCGAAGCGCATCAGGCTTTCGATGACGTCGGCCGGGTCCCGGCGCACGACGGCCATGCGCAGGTCGGGGCGGAAAAACCGCGCCAGCCGCCAGAACGGCGCCGCGGCCGTCTCCGCGGTCCCGGTATAGGGCTGCGACAGCCAGGCGCGGACGTCCTCGACGCCGCGGATGTAGGGCGCCTGGTCGTGGTAGCAGGCATACGGCCGAAACGACAAAAACCGCGACAACCACACGGTTCGCGATCTCGGCAAGCCCAGGACCAGAAAGGGCAGGCTCATCCCGGCGGCGCCCCTCCCGGCGGCATTCCCGGCCCGCCGCCCGGTGCCCCTCCCGGCGCCTCGCCGCCCGGTGCGCCGCCGCCCTGGCCGACCTTGGCCTGCTTGATCGCGTCCGCAACGAGCATCCAGCCCTGGCCCATCATCTGCGCCCCCTGCTGGACTTTCTGCTGATCGACGCCGGGCACCCCGCGAATGGTTTGAAGGACGTTCTGCACCTGCTGATACGTCTGCATCAGGTATTGCTGGAAATGCGCGCCCGCCTGCGGCCCGGTCAGACCCGCCCCGCCGGGCGGCTGGCCGCCCTGCCCCGGCTGTGGCTGCTCCGGCTGCGGCTGGCCGCCGCCCGGCCCGCCCGTCATGGCGCGGCTCATTGTATCGCTCATATTCCCAACCTCACTCGCGCGGCGTTGTCCTCTTGCCAGTTCAGGTAAATCCAAGCGCTGAGCTGGCGCTCATCCTTCAGATCGGCCCATTCCAGATCGTTGCTTTGCAGGCCAAGCACCCCGTTCATCTCGGTATGGGTCTGCTGCACCCGTTCCAGCCATTCGTTGACGGCTTCGAAGTTGATCGGGTCCAGGACGTAATCGCCCAACGCCACGCCAAACTGTGCCTGGATCGCTTGCCGGATTTCCTGGTGCGAGCGCGCATGCGACAGGCTGAAAATCTGCCAGTCGTCGGGCGTGCGGGGCGCGTTCAGCATGTTTTGGATCATCGGCCCGCCTCCGTCGCTTGACTTTCCGCAGAAGAAACGGAATGGTCGCGTTGGACGGGCGGCCTCATTGAAGCGTTCATCGACGCAGCCTCGACGTTTGGGGCCGTTTGACACCCAGTTCCGGCATCCGCCCGTCCGGCTCCCCGGCGATCTTGTTCCACCGCCCATCGGCCCCCGGCGGCCAAACGCCCGCGCCGTAATCGCTCTGCCCGTCCGCGCCGGTGCCGTTGATGAACGTGCCGTTTGCGGTCTGCGTCACCATGCCATTGGGGTTTTCGCCTCGGCCGATGTTGCCTTCGAGGTTCAAACTGCCAAACAATTTACGGGGGGCCATGGGGAGTTCTCCTTACGCCACGGCGGCTACGTCGATGTAGCCGAGTTGCAGGTTGACCAACTCAAAATCGGGGTTGTGGGTGACCAGGGTCATGCCGACGCCCACGCCGGCCACCGGCGGATCGCAGCCCACGCCGAAAGAGCCCACCTGTCCGGAGGGAATGGCAAAACTGACGGGGGTATTCATCGACGTGCTGCCGCCGATCTGCGGCACTTCCGCTTCCATCCATTCGGGCAGATTGATCGGCTGGGACGTGCCGATGGCATCAATAGTCGCCGTCTCGAATTCGAGCTGTGTCACCCCGGCCGCCTTGATTTGCGCGGTGACGTAGATCGCGTAAGCGACTTCCACCAGAAAGGCCGTTTCTGCGCCGTAAAACTTGGTTTGCAGCGTCTTCGGCAACGAGGCGGACGGATTGGTGAACAGCGGGAAGAGCGTCGCGCCATCCGTGCCCCAGGCTTGCGGGTCCGAGTTCACTTCCTGTGTGCCGACCATCGTCAGGTTCGCGCTCTGAGACAGCACGCACCAATCGGTTTCATCCCAGCCGATCATGGCGTTGCGCGGCTCTGCCGTGAACGGGTCCAGGATCGTCATCAGCATCAGGAAAATCCGCTGCCCATAAAGCTGCGTCACCGCGGACGTGGGGGTCAGGGCATTGGGACTCATCGGCGGGAACTGCGCAGTGTCGAACAGCAGGTCCAGCTTCTTGCTGATCTTGGTCACCGCGCCGCCGTAGATGCCCCAAGCGCCAAATGGATTGCCGAACAGGATGGTGCGAGAAAAGTCGGCCAGACTGTCACGCCAACTGCTGCCCGTTTGAGGATCGGTATTGAGGTTGTTGAAGCTGGTTGTCGGGGGGTTTCCCGAGGTCTGCACGTTGGAGACGACGCCGACCGAACTATCGCCCACCAGATACAGATAGCCGTTCGCTTGCCGCGCCGCGGTGTATTGCGCGCGCAGGAATCGGTCGGTGTTGGAGAATGCCAGGCCGCCATCGGAGGTCGCGAAGTCGGTCAGTGAGCCCGGCGCCGAAACAATCGCATTGCCCCCGGATGGCAGGGGTCCCGCTTGGAAGTTGTGGAACAGCCAGACGCGGCTTTGGAACACTTCGAGCGCATTGCCCGACACGCCGATCGGCATCAACTCGACCGTCGCCGTCGCCGCCCGATTGACGCCCGGCTGCACTTCGACCGCCGGGGCCGAGGTATAATCCGATCCGCCATTGGTCACGGCCACGGAGCTGATCGCGCCGGCGGTCACCGTGGCGGATGCCGCTGCGCCCGAGCCGCCGCCGCCTACAAAGGTCAGGAGCGGCGTGCCCGTAAAGCCGGTGCCGCCGTTGATGACGTTGACGGCGGTCACGCTGCCCGGCGTGATGACGGCGGCGGCCGTGGCGCCGGTGCCCCCGCCGGAGGTGAAGCCCACGGTTGGCGTGCCGGTGTAGCCCGATCCGCCATTGGTCAGCGTCAGAGACGCGACCGGCGCCCCCGAAAGGTTCGCCGTGGCCGATGCCCCGGTGCCGCCGCCGCCCTGGAACAGCACGGTCGGCCGGGACGTGTAGCCGCTGCCCGCATTCGTCAGAAAGACCGTCGTGACGGCCCCGGCGGTCACGGTGCAGGCGGCCGTGGCGCCCGTGCCGCCGCCGCCGACCAGCAACACATTTGGCGCCGAGGTGTAGCCCGATCCGCCAGTGTTGAGGGTCAGGGCGCTCACACCCGCCGGCGCCAACGTCGCCGTCGCCGCCGCACCGCTGCCACCGCCGCCGGTGAGGGTGACGGCTGGCGGCGATGTGTAGCCGCTGCCGCCATTTGTCAGGGTCAGGGACGTGACCGAGCCGTTGGCGAGAACCGCCACCAATTCGGCCCCGTTGTCGGTGCCGCCGCCGGTGAAAAGGAGCTGCACGACGTCGGACGGGCCATAGCCAGAGCCGGGGCTGTTCGGCACGACCGACACAACCGATCCGTTCTCGACGGTAGCCGTAAACGTCGCGCCGCTGCCGGACCCGCCGAACGCGGTGACGGTCGGGGGCGACGAATAGTTACTGCCGCCCGAGGTCAGGATGATGACAGGGCTGATCGAGCCGGGCGCATACAACAACGTGCCGTCCCAAACCCAATAGGCATTCGGCGTGATGTTGTTGGCGATCAGCAGGTATTGCGTGCCCCACGGGGAGCAGGTTGGCGGATTGCCCGCGGTCAGGAAGGTGCCAGGCGTGCTGGAAATCCAGATGGTGCCGCCGCTCGTATCGACCTGCATCGCCGTGCCATCCGAGAGGAACACGGCGCACAACGAACGCGGCCCGATGTTGAACCAGAAGAAATAGGCGATCGTCAGGCCCGGCGGCGCCGCAACGAGCGCCGGCCCCTTGTCTGGAACCGCCCGCATGCGCCCTTTGCCGATCCGGACGTAATTTTCCAGCCAGGAGAATTCCTGATCCTGAAGGGCGGTCCTGCCATCGCTCACATTGAGGCCGCCGAACGGCAAAGCCGATCCGACCTTGAAGCCAGCGGGCAGGCCAAGCGGTTCGGCCTGCCGCTGCCCCATGCCAGGGTCTACGGGCGGCGCCATCAGGCCATCGCCCTGGATGTGTAATAATAATTCGGGACTTTGCCGCCCTCGGCCGCCCCCGCATCGATCCCCAACTGCTGCATGTAGAGCTGGAAGAGCTGTTCGGCTTGGCCGTAGCGAAACGAACCGAGCATCGCCATGCCGGCGGCAAAGAATTTGACGGATTCAGTCAGTGGGTCCGGGATCGCGTCGTAATCGTCATTGGTGTTCAGATCGGCCGGCAGGCAGGTCGCATCCCACTCCATTTCCAAGGTCTGCGACGGCGGCGGCCAGAGCCAGACTTGCCCGGTCGCGCCAGTGCCGAACGTGGACCACACGGCCGGGTAGGACGTGACGATGAAGGAATATGACCGGCAATAGGCTTGCAGATCATCCCATGGCATCCAGCGGAGGGCAGGGCGGGCAGAGCCCCAGGACACCGCGACGCCGAAGACGTCATAGACCCCGGCATATCCGGTGTTCTCGGCCAGGATGATCGGGTTCGCCACGCCGTATGCGTAGCGCTCGACGTTTTCGCGGCAGACAAATCCGGTGTAGTCGGCCGTCCCCGGCGCGAAGGTCCCCGGCCGCATTTCGCCGGGCTGGGCGGACGCCCCGGAGGGCGTCTTTCCGGCGACCAGGACCCGCAGGCACCCGGTCTGTTTGGCAACTTGTTTACGGGCTGTGTTGATCCACCGCGTCAGCCTTGCTGGGCTCGTGAACTGAAAGCCCCAATCCCGCATAACGGATGAGGCGTCAGCCAGATACCAAGCAAGGGTCTCGCCCACACTGTCAGACCGCCAGCATGATGACGTTTGCGACGGCGCCGCCAACTGCGGCGATTAACGCGGCGGCCGTGGTCGGGATCGAGTTCGTGGCGTAGACCAAGAGGGGCACCGCCTCGTAGTGGCCGCCATCGATCACAGCCGAGCCGGCAACGGCGATGCCGCCCCCGGCAAGCCCACCGACGATGATGGCCTGACGCATGTTGACGAGACCCGTCTGCGTCTGCGGATTGGTATAGGCGGCTGCCCCCGCCGTGAACGCCGGGACGCCCCACACTTCCACGGCGCCGGCAAACCCCACGCCGGCGGTCTGCACGGTGTAGCCGGTCAGTGTGAAGTCCATGATGGCCGTCGCCGCCGCGCTCGCCCCGCCGCCGCCCGAAAAGGCCAGCGTGGGAACGGCGGTCACGGCGTTGCCGTGGTCGATGCAGATCACGCCCGCGACGGTGCCGCCGCCGGTCAGAGCCACCGCGGCGGTCGCACCATTGCCCGTCTGGTCGCGCGGATCGTTCACCAGGTTGATGGTCGGCACGGCCTGATAGCCGCCGCCCTGATTGGTGATCGTGATCCCGGTCACGATGCCGCCGGTCATTGTCGCGGTGCCCGTCGCCTGAATGCCGGGGTTCGACGGCGAGGAAATCTGCACCAGCGGCGGATACAGGTAATTGCTGCCCCCGGTCAGGACGGTTGCCGTCGTGGAAACAACTGGCCCCATGACGGCCTGCCACATCGAGGCGCCGGCGGAAGGGGTCACCGTGGGAGCCGAGATGTAGCCGCTGCCCGCGTTGGTCAGCAGCGCCCCGGCCGCGCAGCCCGTGCGGTTGGCGATGCGATAGTTCACGCCGTCCGAAATGACGTATTGGACGCCCGGCCCGAACGCGCCAGGGCGGCGCCATGCACCGGTCACCGGATCGAAGCGCTCGAGTACGGCATAGGTGCCGACGTCGATCGCCCAAGAGCCCGCCGGGATCAAATAGGTTGCACCGGCCGCGAGAGAGAAACAGGACGACGGAATCCCGCGCGAAGACGGGACAATTCCAGGGCCGCCAAACGGCATAGTCATGCTGGGGAACCTCTCAGATTACGGCCGGGGGGCCTGGGACGTTCGGCCAGGCTGGGCTCGCCAACCCGGTGATGTACGCGCCGCTGCTGGGCTTGCTGCACACCAGATCGAGCGCGGTAATCAGCACGCCGATCGAGGCGATCTGGCCCTGTGGGATGGTGCTTTCGAAGCCCGAGAACACAAACCCGGCCATTTCGGACATGTACATGGCCGTGTAGCGGCTGTTCAGCATGAACATCTGGCCGCGCGGGCAGAACGGATCGGGGAAAATCGGGGTATCCAGGACGCGGATCGCGCGGAATCCGGCGTTGACGACATCGCCCTTGCCGTAGATCGAGCGCGGCCGGGTCTGGTACTGTTCATAGCCCATGAAATCGACCATGAGCGTCGCCCAATCCGCCGGGTTCATCACCCCAAAATCCGGCGCTTCGCCACCGGCGCCGGACTGCACGCGGGTAATCGCCACGGCCATGCCGGCGCGTGAGGCGATCGAGCCGGCGATGCCGCCGCCATTGGGGTAATACTGGCCCTGCCAGAACGCATTGGTCCGGGAGATGCCGCCGTAGGAGGGCGTCAGCGTGCCGTCGTCAAACGCGGCCGGCAGCCCATCGAGGACCAGGTTGTTGCCGGATGGGGGGGCGTAAATTGATTGCGCAAGAGCCTGCCGGATGACCACGGCGGCGTCGGCCGTCACCGCGCGCAGCTTCGGAATGATGACTTCCGACGACTGCAACAGCGCTTCCATCCCGAAAAAGCCGATCGGGACCATGCCGAGCTTGAGATTGAACTGCGCGTTTTGGATCGCCGCCTGATCTTCCGGCATCGGGAAGTCGCCGGCGAAGGACCCCCAAGAGAAGGACACGAAGCTCGCGCCCTGCGTCGGGATGGTGATCTGGCTGACGCCACCGCGCGCCCGCTGTGCGTTCGCCAGGAACAGCGACAGCAGGGGATGCGACTGGTAAATCTGCACGAACAGCGACGGGATAACCGCACGCCGGGTGATCGCCGAGAGCTGTTGGCCGAGTGCGCCGCCGGGAACGATGCCGCCCGATTGGGCATTCTGGAACTGCGTTACGGAGCCGGACATTTATTGTTTGTTCCTCAAGCGGCCAGAGGGTTTTCGTCCAGGGCGCGTTGGATTTCCTCGGACATCCAGGCATCCGGATTGGTGTTGAGTTTTTCCCAACGTTCCTCTTTCTCGTTTGAGCCGTAGAGATTGAGGGCGGCCGGGGCGAAGGCGCCGGTTGCGTCGGAGGGCCGTGCCCGTGGACTTTGGGAGGCGACCCAGGCGGCGGCGGCCTCGGCATCGAGGCTGCCCTTTTCCGTCATCCGGGTTTTCATCGCCGAGACGCCTTCGTCGGTCAGGCCGAACTTCTTGGCGGCGGTGTCGATGTCGCCGGTCAGGGTCCGTACATGCGACTCGGCTTCGCGCTGCTGGCGCTCCGATTCGCGATCTGTTTCCAGCTTCGCGATTCGTTCCTGGGCCTTGGTCAATTCGGCCATCAGGGGTTGGCCGATCGTGTCCGCCGCCTCGATGTCTTGGAAGCGCAGCGTGTTATCGACCTGCTTCGCCATCCGCTTGAACGTCGTGCCGAGCTGCGGATGGTCCGCGACCTTGTTCAGCAGCGCCAACGCCCGTTGATGGATCGCCCATGTGGCCTCATCGACCATCGGCATTATTTGCCGCCCTTCGAGCCGCCAACATGCTCGATGCTCATGCAATCGCTGTTGATGGACCCTTTGGGCATGCCCACCGAGTTCGCGCCGATGCCCATTGAGTCGAACGGGACGGTTTCAATCATCGGATCGCTGCCGGGCTTGGTCGGCACAGTGTTGAGGTAAGGACGTGGAAAAGAGGCCATTGCTGGGGTTCCCTCACATGGCTGGTTGCGGCTGGGGCGGTGATCCGCCGGCGCCGGGCGGCATGGCCGGCGCTTGCGATTGCGACATCATCGCGCGCAGGGCGGCCTGTTGCGGCGCTTGGGCGGCCTGTTGCTGCACAAGCTTCATCATGCTGTTGGCTTGGAGGCCGTGATCCTGCTGCACGCCGGCTTGCTCCAAGTGCGTGCCGAATTTCTTGAGCGTGGTCAGAATGTCGGTGAACAATTCGCCGCCCATCGGGACGTTGTTCATCGCTTGGGTCAGCATCTTCATGGCGTGCTGGATTTGCAGGACGGCGCCCGTCTGATTGCCCTGATTGGGGGTTGGCACCGTGCCGGGACCACCAGGCGAAGGCTGCGGCGTCGCGCCAGGGCCGCCCGGCGACGGGGGCATAGCGCCCGGTCCAGCCGGCGAAGGCTGGGGAGGCTGGGACGATGCTCCGGGAAGCAGCGGCATTTACATCCCACACAAACGGTCATTTTCAGGGGCCATCGCTGCCTCTTTCGGGAGCGGGCGACGGCCCCCGAAAATTACTTGCGCCGGGAACGGCGCCCGTGACGGCGTGCCATGTGACCTCCTGAAAGCGACCAGGGCTCAAGCCAGGACCGATCGCGGGTCATACCCGTAAACAATTTGCGGGCACGGAATTTACCGTATAGGCCGGTTTCGTGTGTCGTCAATGACAATTACGCGCAAAAGTTGCACCGCTAACACGTAGAAACGCGTCAGTTGCAGAAATTAAATTCAGCTACCTGTGATTGTATCAGCCGACCTCGATGGTGACGGGGGTATTGGCCGCCGTGGACACGATCGAGAGCCCATTGACCGGAATGGCCTGCGGCGAGGTCCATAACTCGTACTGGCCGGGTCCGATGGGGAAGCTGCCGGCGGTATTGACGGCGGCCGGCTGGCCGTTGCGCGACAGCCAAATGGTCGCACTGGTAGACACGTTCCAAATCCGCATGAGGCTCAGATTGCGGCCGAGCAGTGCGCCATTGGGGATCGCGATCACGGGAGTCGCGCCGACGACCAGGGAAAAATCCTCTGTCGTGACGTTCCCGGCGAGCGGGTTTAGGACATAGGCGACCATTATTTCCTCTTGCGGCCGGCGGTTTTGGTGAGCAGTTCCGGGTGTTCCTTGACGAGCTGCGCTTGGGCGATCTCGCGGCGTTCCAGCCCGGCAATGATGCCTTCCTCGTTCGGCGGATGAATGCGGGTGATGACGTCCTCGGGCGTCGCGGCGCCGATCTTCGCCAAAGCAAACATCAGTTGTTGCGTTTCGTGAGCGAATGCCGGGCTGGACGAATGGGAATCCACGCGCACCGCAAATTCGTCCGACAGCATCCGCAGCGTGAAGGGGATGGGCTGCATGCCCTTGGCCGGCGGCTCCAAGAGCTGTTCATCGTGCGCCGCGATCTTCGCCACGATCGAGTCCTCGCCCGGCATCAGCCAGGCCATGTATCGCGTCCCGTCCTTGGCCTTGAGAATATCGAGGGCGAGCCCGCCGACCTCGGCCACGGACTCTTCGACCAACAGGGCGCGGTCCTTGATTTCCGGGCTGCCGACCGCGATCAGCGCCTCGGCCTGCGAATTCGACCGAACGCCCTGATCGCCCTGGCCCATCATGGTCGGGGTAAACCCGGCCATGGTCCGATACATCTGGACGATCTCGTGTAGGCTTTCCCACAGCGACGCCGGCACGTCGGGCGCCAGCAATTCCATTTTCGCGTTCGGGTTGTTGTCATTGAGCATGCCGCCGGGCTTGCGGGCGGCTGAGTAGGTTTTCTGCGTGACGGTTGAGCCGGTGAACTTGCGGGGCGGGTCCTCTTGCAGCCGCAGGATCGTGTTGATGCCTTCGACGCGGGCATTGAGCGACCCTTGCAGCGTCGAAAGCAACTCGACCTCGGACATCCCCCAAAAATAGCCGTGCAGCTTGTTCGGGTTGAACAGGATGAACGGGTGATGCCCATGCAGCGGGTTGTCCTCGGCCGCCGGCATGCGCTTGGTCGGATTGTCCGGATCGAACTCATCGGCAAGTAAGTTACGGTGCCGCAGCTCGCCATCGACCACGACATCCCCGACCATCGTTATGGTTGTCCAATCATCGCGGCGATCGTCCCACACCCACAACTCGTCGCGGCGGATCATTTGCCGCCGCACGCGCGGGTCCAACACGGCGCCGGGGGCGGTCAGCCAATCCACCATGCCCTTGCCGGTGCCGGCGCCGGTATTGCCGGCGGCCTGATAGGGATAGAGCCCCGGCGCAACGATCTGCATGGCCGGGCCGGACGTCTCGGCGCTTTCCTTGGGCTGCGCCGTCTCGACAAATCGGGTGATCTTCCGGAGGATTTCCTTGGCGTTCGGATAGCCCGCGACCGACTGGCGAAAACTGTCCGGCGTGTACCAGCTCGAATGGACGAACCCCTCTTGGCGATCGAAGCCGTTAATGTCCTCGCGCAAAACGCCCATGTGTTCCGGCTGCACGATATCGGTCTTGAGCTGTTTTAGGTCCGGGTCCCAGGTCAGCTTGAGAATGCAGGCGCCTTTGATGAGCGCCCACAAATTCGCCTGCGCCGCCTCGATTCCGACGTGACCGCGCCGGGCCTTCGCGTTCAGCGCCGTGCTGGCCCGCCGCGCCATCGCCAGGTCCGCCGGCGAAGGCTGCGATTCGGGCTCGATGCCAAACCGGAGTTCGACCGGCGACAACAGCCAGGAAGACAGCTTATCGATATGATTGTACATCAGGTTGTAGACCTGACGTTCGCCCGTCATCGATCCCGTGAGGAACATGTTGCGGTAGCGCGCGCCCCGGTCCAGCCGGTGCGGCTGCGACACATAACAGGCGTCGATGATTTCCTTGGCCCAGCCACCAACCTTAGATGATGGTAGTATCATAGGCCGGCAACCTATGATTGCATGACCGGCCTTGCAAACTATTTGCGAGGGTTCAACGCCCTTGCTATACCCGCGTGTCTCCCGGCAATGCATGACGCGCACCGAGGGCGCGGGGGTTTGCCACTTCCGCGCCCTCACCCCGCCACCCGCAAATCATTTACGGGGTCACTTCACCCCGTCACCCGCCACAAAATTCGCCCGAATGCCCGGCTCGCCCTGCTGGCGGCCCCGCTGCGCCACCAACACGGGGTCCGGCGCATGCAGCGGATTGTTCTGCCGGTAGCCGCCCGCCATGGCCGCGGCCCCAATCTGCCGCAGCTTGGCCGCGACCGCGGGATTGGTTCTGCCAAGCTGTTCCTGCCGCAGCTTCGGATTGAACATCGCATCCGCCGCCGCCTGCTGTTCCTTCGGCAGTTGCGGCGCCATGGTCGCACCTTGGCGCCCGTCCGTTTTCAGATCGGTGAAGCCGTAATCCTGGGCGACGGCCTCCATGGTGTAATCCATGGCGCGAACCGTGGGATTGCCGCCGATCGCCGGGGCTCTGCCGGCGGCGATATCGAGGCCGATCGCCGGCTTGGGCACAATCGCGCATTTCGGGCAGGGGGGGTCCGGGGCGTCCTCGGACGGCACGGTGCGGCGGTATTTGTGGCCGCAGTCGTCGCATTTGAGCGAGAGCTGAAAGACCGTCGTCATTACGATGCCCTTGCGAACATCTGGTGCGGATCGAGCGATGCATCCGCCGGGTTCTGACGCCAATGGGTTGGCTGCGGGTCCAGCTCTGCGAGGGTGTTCCGATCAACCCAATTGGCAGTGCGCGTCCAACGCCCATGCAAATGCTGCCGGCGGCGATAGAAGATCGCGAGGCGGCCAGTCTGATCCGTCTCCGGGTCCGCGGTCACCAGCACCGGGCCGACCAGCAAGGTGACATCGGTAATCGGCAACCAATTTACGGGGGGGGCCTCGGCCTGGGGATCTCGACTCTTCAAAGGGGGACGGCTCATAGCCGTAATCCTCGGTTGTTGACGTAATAGGGCTGCGAGGGGGTCTCTTCGTCCGCCTCGGGACTGGCAGGGAGCGGCCCATCCGTGGTCATCAGCTTGCGCCCGGCGGCGACGCGTTCGGCCCAATCCAACGCATCTTCCACGTAGAGGTGTTCGTAGCGCACCGCGCCGACCAAGCCGATGAACGGCGCCCCTGACAACGTTGACGCCTCATAACTGACGGTCACGTCGTCATACCCGGACAGGTGCAGTTTGCCGTCTTTCCGGGTCCAGCCCGGCGCGTCGATTGTGTCGCTCATAGTTTCATCCCCCGATCCACCAGGAAAAACCGCTGGCTGTCTGTCGCCATCTCTTCCTCGGCCGCCTCGCCCATTTTCTTGAGCGTGTTTTGCACCAGGCGCCCCACCAGGCTTTGCGTCACCGACAGTTCGCCGCGCTCGCGGGCTATGGTGACGTCATACAGATAGCCCTCAGCCAACATCACCGGCCGGAACCAACGGTTCCACGCCTCGCAGGCGAGCGCCGCGCCAAACACCCGATCGTCCTTCTGCTTGTTTGGTGCGCCGATTTCGCCCCCGTCCTGGACGACGATCGACATTTCATCGAGCAGCAGGATGGAGCGGATCGCCAGGACATCGGTCACATGCGCGTCGCGGAAGGACGAGAGCATGCGGTTTTTGGCGTCGAACGTGGAATTCCAGTTGTAGACGTAGCCGGCGCTCGGAGAGTCGGGCTTGTGGTAGAGGTACCACCGCGCCGTGTTCAGGAAATCGCCCCAGCCGAACTCTTGGACCTTCTGCGCATAGACCTCGGCGCGCAGTTGGTTGCGGATATTGTCCATCTCGGTCATCACGGTCTGGCCGTAGCCGCCGGTGATTTCGAGGTTAATCATGCAATTGCGGTAGGCGCCGGCGAGGAACGCGAGGACCCACGCCGCCTGCCGCGTCTCCACGGAATTGTCGGCATACTCGGCGACCTGGACCAGCCTGTCCGCGAAGCAGCGCCACACGCTGACGCAATGGCGGTCTTTGTTTTCGTTGCGGCCCATCGCCGGATCGCACCCAATCACATAGGTGGCGTCCTTGACCGGCTGTTCCCACACCCGCAGCTCGACCTCATGCCGGCGGTCCATGGAGAAGATTTTCTCCATTTTCGAGGCGAAGAAGTCATTGCCCAGCCAGAAGCGAAACCCCTCGTATTCAATCGGCGGATTGGCCGAGGATATCTCTTCAAACCGATCCTGAATCTTGCGGATTTGGAAGAACGAAAACCCTGACAGCACGAACGCCTGTTCGGCATGCCACGGTTGGTTTTGATCCAGGCTGGCCGAGGTCTGCGACACCGACGACGCGCGCCAGCGATACCAGGCGAGCTGTTCCGGCGTGATCTCCCAATCGTATTCGTCGCGCACCCGGCCGATCAGCTCGCGCTCTTCCTCGTCCGGCGGCTCCAACCCGTACACCGGGAAGCGCCGATCGGTTGTCGCAATCGCGTTCAGCGCCTTGGCCCACCAGCCGACGAACAGCCGCCGCTTGGTGAACCGATCGCGGCCCGCTTCCTCCCACTTGTCCTTCCAGTGGTTCAGCCCCTTGGCCGTCGATTCCCACATGAACAGCCGTTCGGGGTTGGTGTCGGCCAACCCTTCCTCAAACGACTCAAGCCCTGCCGGATTGCCGTAGGCGGCCACTTCGGTGCAGTGGGCGAGGGCATAGCCGCGGGATTCACCCCAATTCGCCTTGTCGCCCCGCGTGCCCGCGACCAGAAAATCCAGCCGCGAATTGTTGCTGAACTTCATGAAGTTGCGGTTATCGCCGCCCTTCACGATGACAAATGATTTGCTCAGAAAGCTCTTGGGGAACGACAGCACGTAGCGGCGCAGGATTTCCCGAAAGGCTTCGCGGTTGGGCTCGGTATCCACGACCAGGGCGCCGATCATGCCCGGATGCACCGCCAGCCAGAACAGATCGATCGCCAGGGAAATCGTCGTGATGCCAAGCTGGCGGGATTTCAGGCAGGAGAAGTCATGGACGTCCGCGTCCAGGCCATCGACCACCATATCCAGGAAGCGTTGCTGCGAGGTCCACAGCTCCATGTGGACCCCGCGCGGATCGGTCCCGCTCGAAACCTCCTTGGAGGCAATCCGCAGCTCGCCGACGAACCGCGAAAAGAGCGGGCGCCAGTTGCCCCGGCTCACGGGCTATCCGTTCAGACGCAGACCTTGGGCGGGGATGATCGTATGCAGCGCGGCATCGTTCTGCACCCGCTGTTGCGCGCGCATCTGCCCGCGGCTCTGCAACACGGACGTTTCGATCTGACCTTCGATGTCCTTTTCCACGTCGATCGTCGCGTGGTGTCGCACGTCGCCGCACCGAAAAGTGTGCGTGTGGCCGAAATCGTCGGCGATTTCGAGCGGGGTCAGCGGATCGTCTGACTGCGCCTCTACGATCTGTTTGTAGTAGGCGTCAGCCTGCGCCTGCTGGTTGAACTTGAACGTGACGGGCGCGGGCATTTCTACGAGATTGACTACCAGAAGGTGCATTGGTTGCCTCCAATGCACGCTTGATACGGGAAATCGCGGAATTTCCCAAGCCGGTTTCAGCGCGAACCTCTCGCGTGGATTTCTTATCCAGCAGCATTTGCCGCGCCGCTTCCTCCTTTTCCGGTGCAACCCGCTGCCGGCCGCCGCCTACATGGCCCCGTCGCCGGGCGATAGCCTGGCCGCGGCGGACCCGGATGCTGTGCATCTCCTTGTCAAACTCAGCCAGGGCCGTCGCGACCGCCGTGGTGCCGGCGAGATAGAGCGCCCGATCCTCGGCAGACAGGTCCGCCAGCCGCACGCCAAAGACGGCTGCCAGGGCTTCGGCCGCGTGCAGGACACGCTTCGGCTCACTCGGGTTCATCGGTGCAGTCTCCGCGATCAAACAGCGAGATTTTGGGCTGAATTCGAAACAGTATCAATGATTTTGTCTAGCCGTTCCGCCATTGGCACCGGCAACAACGCGCGACCGACTAGCTCTCGGCCGAGGCGTAAACGCGCGCACCGTTTGCCTGTGCGAGCGCGAACCGTAAGACCTCATTTTCGTAAAGCAGGGCGTCGCACTGTTCGCGCAAAAGCCGATTGGCATGGGTCAAAAGGTCCACATGCAGCCGGAAATAGGCGGTCTCAAAATTCGCTTCCGCACCCATTTGGCAACCTCGCCCGCGATCTGCGCGCAAGAAATACACTATTGCGTTGAATCGTAATAGCGCGGCAAGCTGACCGCTGCGGTCGAGTCCGTCCGCACTGGAGCAACCCTATGAACTAACGGCCAAATGGAAGACGCCCGAACCGGTGCTTGCAACACCAGGACGAGCGCCAAAACCACCAAAACAACAACTATTCCCGAGCGGAGAATGGAGGGACGCAATTAATTTTGCAAGCCCCGAATCCTTCGACCTGGTGGTTTGCGTGCTTTTTCGGGCGCCTCCCGGCCGGGAGGAGTCCTTTGTACAGACACAAAACACCCCATCCGAAGCCTTGGCACGCCGGATCAATCCACGGCGACGGCCCGCGTCGGCCCCTGAACCGCGAGGAAAAGGCGCGGTGTAAATTCCTCGTTCGCTCCCATCGGGGCGTGAACCGCCTGTCAGCCAATCACGTCAAAGTCGGCGAGGCATTGGTGGATATGGTCGGCACGGACGGCCAGTGCGATCCGTCCCACGCGGCCATTGCCAAGCGCGCGAAATGCCATGAGCGCACCGTTGGCCGTGCCCTGGTACGCTTGGCAGCCTTTGGCCTGCTGTTGTGGCAGCGTCGCTTGATTTCGGCCGGCTGGCGCAGCGAGCAAACGTCGAACGCCTATTGGTTCCGGCCCGATGCGCCGCTCCAACCACTTGTAAACAGTAAGAAAAATAAGCGATTGGATTTCACAGCCAGTTTGTCCGCCAGAGCGCCGGCGGCCGCCGATCGGGGCGAGGCGGCCCCGGTCTTGGCCGAGATCGCGGCGCGGCAGTCAGCCCTTTTTGCCGCCAACTGGCTGAAACGGCGCTCCGGGAAGCAACTCCTGTAGAATATCCCCGATTTCCGCGCCGGGATGACCGGCTGCCCGGCTGGCGAGGTCGTGCGCGTGCATCATCAGCCGCGCCTCGTTCTCGGGCATGATCGCGACGATGCGCGGGTTGCTGCGCAACGCCTGCCACGCGGCGGTGCGCAGCTCGTCCTTCGTCCGCCCTTCGGGGTCTTGAAGGCGTGCGTCGTAGGTTTCGACAACGGCCAGGATGGCGATCGATGGCATGGCGTTCTCTCCGGGGTATAGGGGCCGCGTTGCTACGCGTGGCCGCCTGGGGCATTGCGCAGACTGTCAAGCACCCCTTGATTGGCGCTCTCGATGTTCCGCGCGACGATTTCCATAGCCATCGCCCGCGTCATCGATCGCTGGTCTTGAAGCGCGATCAACTGGCCGACCAGCGCCGCGGCGACCGCGAGCATGCCTTGCGCACCGAGTTTATCCGCATAGGGGCGCATCGCATTCGTCAGCGCCAGACGACACGCCTCGGCTTCCGGCGACGTGGGGACGGTCTTAAATTTCGCCATCAGCTCCAACCTTTTCCTGGGTCGATGCGTCACGGGGCTTGCACGGCAGACGGACGCTCCGCGGATCATCGGGCCGTCCGGCCGTGGTCACGGCGGTGCGCAAACCGCAGAACCGACAATGGATGAGGTAATGGCCGATGCGCCTGGCTGGGTAGGGCAGGGGCGTGATGCAGGCTTTCGTGGCATGCATCATCGCCGCGAGGTCCACATCCTTGCCCTCGGGATAGCGCGGGTTGGGCTTTTCGCGCGGCTCCCGGCCTTCGTCGTGCCAAAGGATGTCAAACTGCTTGGCGTTCTTGCTTTCCATCAAGCGCCTCCGGTGTCGTTGCCATAGTCGGTCGGCACATAGCGCGGTATGCGGCTGTCGTTTTCCGCCCGGAACAGCCGCAGCCGGTGCAGCCCTATCTTGATAACTTGGCTCAGCTCTCGGCGCCCTTCGGGACCAAGGTGGAAGTGGTCCCCGATTGTCCTGGCGGTAACCGGGCCAACCTTTTTCAGATGATCCAGGACTGTGAACGGCGTGATCTCGCGCATCGCGCCGTTGACCTTCGGGGCTTCACTCTGCTGGTGCGGCCGGCGCTCCACGGCGACCACAGCACCATCCATCACAATGAGGCTGTCCCCTCGTTCGGCCGTGATCTTCACCGCCGCGGTCAGCACTTGATCTGCGTCAATTTCGACTCTGGGCATGTCACGCGTTGCCTTCCCCGTGGAAAACCCGATGCAGGATGATTTCATTGCCGCAGGCGGCGCAGGCGAAGCGCGCGGGGATATCCTGATCGTTATGGTTCAACACGTACCAACGCGGGTGCGCGCATTCGCCGCACGAAATAAAATTCTCGCCCGGCGGCGGTTGGAATGTTCCGTCCGGCGCCGTGGTGATCGCCCGCGTGGGCGTCGTGATCCCAACGACTTCGCCACGATTTACCGGTTCTTCGCGTGCTTCCGGTCGCACTTCGTTTTGCCTATCCAATTGCGGTTCGATAGCGCGCAACGCCGTTACCAAGGAAACAGCGATGTCTTGCAATGACTTGCCTTGTCCGAGGATTTGCAAGCTGCCGTCCTTCATGTCGCAGACAACGACCGCGGACTCTGTGCGCCCCGCGCGTCGTAAATCTTGATACTGGTCAAGCGCCTTCTTCTTATCCGTCTGCGCCGTGCGAATTCTTACGGGCCTGCCATCATCGTTTGCCATGCGTCACTCTTCCCCGCACCGAAATTAGGTGCAAGTCTGCACCCTGCGCAACGCGGACGTGTGGTGTTCAATACCGTTGCGCGCGAAATTACTAAGACTGGCGCTTGTCGCGGCTGTGAGTCCGGCGGCCTGGCAGGGGGGATAATGTCGAGATGGTTCGTGTTGCGGGATCGCAAGCCCGTGGAAGTCAAAACGTTGACCGAATGGGTGGACTGGATGGTGGAGGCAGACGGTGACGATCTGACCCGGCTCGGGCTCGATACGGTTGGCACCGTCACCGTCACCACCGTCTTTATCGGGATCGATACCGGGATCAGAGAAGCGGCCAGCCCGTTTGAGACGGCGATTTTTGACAACGACGGGTCCGTTCGGATCGTCGGCCGAACGGAGAGCTGGGAAGACGCCATTGCGTTGCACCGGGGGACGGTAAACGATTTGCAGGGAGCAATCTGATGGCGGACGCGGAATTTCCTGACTGGACCGACGATCTTCGCATGGACGGCCTTCGCGTCATGCGGCTGGAAGGCGAGGGCGAGCGGTTTCGCATCGACTCAGGCCGGGGCGAGACGCTTGATGTGTGCCCTTGCTGTAGCAAGTCACTGCCGAATGCCCGCGCCGCCAAGTTGGTTGCCGATGTCGTCTTCCCTTTAGTACGCCGATGAGCCGCGTCAGGCTGGAAGCTGCGTTCTTGCGGATGGGGCTGCCGCACGATGCCATGCAACGTATCGTTGCCGGATTGGATGACGCCGGGTTTAAGATTGTTCCGCGCGTTCCAACAGAAAGCATGTGCAGCGCCGGCGAGCTGCACGCCAACAATGCCGATGCGATGTGGCGCGCGATGCTGGCGGTTTCAGCCGCGACGGAAAATCCGCCTTCACTCTTGCGTGAAAGGTAGTTTCTTCCGCAGTTAAGTTGGCAATTAATCCCTGGCGGAACTAATTCGCCAGTCCTATCGTTGGCACATGCAAACACAAGAAATGGAAGCCACCGGGGAAGCATCCTTCTGCGCCGCAATCGGCATGCTCGTCCGAAGCGACTGGCCGGATTTCACGTCGCGGCAACTGGCCGTGTTCATGATCTGCTATCTCGATGACCAGGGGCAGACCGTGCGCGGTCTTGCCGCCCGGCTGAACATCTCGAAACCCGCCATTACGCGCGCGCTGGATCGTCTCGAAGAATTCGACTTGGCCCGCCGCAAGCCGGAACCCGGCGATCGACGCTCGATTCTGGTGCAGCGGACGGGCAAGGGCATGTCCATGCTGCGCGACATCCGCGGCAGTCTGAACGGCGAAGTAAAGGCCGCCAAGAGGCGAATGCGAACGGCCGCAGCCGCGTAGGGATGCAGCGCGGGTACAGCCACCCCCTTCGGCGGGCGGCCGTCCGTCAGCGTAAACCCGCCGCGTAGGCGAGCCTTCGGGCTGCGGTTTGGGATGCAGCATGCTGGTCCGGGTGAAAGCCCCGGCGCGTTAAACGTCGTCGCGGCAGCCCAGCAACGCCGGATCATCCGGCGGGACCCCGTTGGCAATCGCCATCGCCCGGTAGTTCGCATACAGCGGATACGGGCTGCTCACCCTTTGCGGTTCAAGCGTGCCGCGGCTGGCCGCCAGACGGGCGCCCAGGCTGTGCGTCGCGCCGCGCAGGACAAACCCCGCACAGCCGAATTCGAGCCCTGGCGGGCTCTTGTGGCAAGCAAATTGCGCCATCGCCATGTCATAGGCCGTGTGCGCCAGGGCGATGAAGCGCAGCGGCGAGAACTGGCCGGGGGGAATGTCCTTGCGCCAGGGACATTCGGCGCAAGGACTGGTTTGATAGGTCTGCAAAGCCTGCGGCTAGGAGCCCCCGCTTCGCGCCAGCGGCCCGTTCACCGCCCGCTCTAAGGCAGCCAGGCGAAGACTGGCGTCCGTCAACTGTTTGCCGAGGCTGGTGATGACGTCGCGCACCTTTTGGACCTCGCTGCGTTGCGAGCGGACAGGCCCGTAAGCAACTTCCCGAATGGTTGCGACCCAGCTCGCCGGCACGCCGAGGTCCAGGGCGATTGTTTCGTCGGTCTGATAACCGAGATAACAGCCCGTGTTGTCGTCAAAGTGGTGGTCAAGTTGAAAGCGGATTTTCAGGCGTTGTTCGTCAGTCGGCCGCTCTGGCTGCGGCAACAAGAACAGTGGCGGGATCGTGGGCGCCGGCGGTGGATTGGTCTTTGCCGACTTGGCTTTTGCGGCTGGTGGCGGCGGGCTGCTTTCGTCTGGCGTCGCAATGGGCCAGGGCGGCAGCACGACGGCGCTTTTCTTGGGCCGTCCGCGTTTTGCCGGCTGTTCGGCGGCAGCTTTTATCGCCGGCGGCGGCGCTGCGATTGGCGCCTGTAGCACGGCTGGCGGGGCTTCCGCGGTTGGCTCTGGCGGGCTTATCACCATGGCCGCATCCGCAACGACCTTTTGGGACTGGCGGCAATTGGGACACGTCGCCCGATCCGCATGCCCGTTGAGTTTCCAGCCTTTGGCGGTCAGAAATTTGCGGTGGACGTCAACGGCTTTCACGAAGGTCTTGCCGGGCGGCGGATAGTCGATTGTCGCCCGACAGTCTTGGCATTCGTAGCGGCAGACTTGCCGTGTGCGCTGACCCCATGGAATAGACATGACAGTGAATCCGCTGGCGAATCTTGTCGGTGTTATCATAGGTCAATTCTCCGGACTGCTTGTGTTGCTGTTCATGCCGGCGGCTGTTCCAGCATTTTCCGCCCCTCGACGCCGCCCGTCGTGAGAATGATCGCGTTCAGCCGGTCATTCTCCTGATCCAAGCAGCGAATTGTCGTTTGCATGATGTCAATTGCGTCAAGCAATTCGCGTTCCAACGCGAGATGGCGGCCATTGATGCGCCACAAGACCACGACGCAAATTGCCAAGCTGGACGTGCAGGCGAAGCCAAGAGCGAGCGCGTATTGCGTAATGAATTGCTCAATCCAAAGGGTCATTTTTCTGCCCGCGCTTTGTCCAGGATTGTGCGCGCCCATTGTTCGGCTTCCACCGGACCCGGCGGCGGGATCGACGTCAAACCCGGTATCGAATCCTGTTCGACCGCGATGGCCGCAACCAGGGCAATCAGCGCCCCGCCGCGATCGTCTTGCCCCTGCCAGGCGCGCACCATCACATCGCCCAGCATGAAGAACTGTTCCGTGGGCTCCAGGGTCATCCGCATCAATGCATGACCACCTTGAAGGTCCGCATGACCGCCTGTCCGCCGCAGAGTTTCGCCATCGCGCGCGCCTGTTCGCCAAGCTGTTCGGCAAGTCCAAGATTGGTGCGCAGCAACGGCTCCATCGAGATGATGCCGTGCCCTTCCATCACGACGCCGGTTGCCATCAGGCCCTCGCCGCCGTTCCTGTGAATGCAAATCCAGCCATGCAACTCGGTGACCCGATGTTCGGCCGAAGGCGCGTCGCCAACTCGGAGGATTTCTTCCTCATTCATTGCGTTTTCACCCCGTTTGCACCGAAATTATTATCAGGTTTTTTCGGTGCGCCCACTCTCTGCGTCTTTTGCCGCACGCGCAATTCCCATATCCCACGCCAGCGCCAGAGAAACTAATCTCGTTTCAGACCTGAAGGGATTATCCGCCATGCCAAATCCGTGCCGGATTGCCGCTTCGTAAGCTGTACCCTCGGTATATTCCCAACCGGCGCGACAAATTTCGACAATTAGTTGCAGAAATTGCTCCCGATCCTGCAATTCAGTTGGCAATTCAATGGGGGGGCGTTCGTCACTCATGCAACGATTATACAATTTTCAATCTGTCCTTGCCAAATGACCATCCAGAGTGAGACGGTGAAGCCGTTGGGGAAGCGAACATGCGCGACGACGCCGCCTTGATGATAACCGCCATCGCTTTGATTATCGCCGGATCGGGCATCGCCCTCGGCTTGCTGCTATACCGCCTTGTCGTCGGCTGACGGGGGAGGCCACATTGAACGCGCCGTCACAGCAAGATGTCGCCGGCCAGTTCGCAGCCTCGCTGTTCGTCGTTCACAGCGCCATCGCCCTCCATATCGCAGACGGCGAATTCGAAAAGGCCAGCGGATGCGCTGACGCCCTGGCCGCCGCCCTGCACCGCCTGCTCGCCATCGAAAAAGCCCAAGCCGGGAAAGCCAGCAACAACAATCGGCCCCGCCCATGAGCGCCGATGATGACGCGAAAGACTTCGCCCGCAGATCGCTCGTCGCGATGGCTGCGGCCCTGGTGCAGATTCACGACCGTATCCAAAACGGCCAGTTCGAAAAGGCCGCCGAAGGCTGCCGACGCTTGGACGACTTGCTCCAAGCCATCAGCAACGCTCAAAAAGAGGCCGAACATCCGACCCCTGTGAATCAGGATTCACCCCCCCTGTGAATCAGGATTCACTCTTTGGCGCCTGGCATGACCCGCTGTTCAGCGGCATCCCCCACTCCTTTACCGACGCTTTCGAATCGTATGATGGCTGGCGATCCGCCGGCGTCCCCCTGTTTGAGAGCGAAGAACTGACGGAAAAACTGCTGCAAATCTATCTGTCCCTCATTCCGGAACACGGCTGGGCCGGCAATCTCAGGCAACACCTGCCCATAGAAGGCGGCATTCAGGAAATTGCCGCCCTCTACATGCAGGGCCTCTGGTTGCCCTGCGTCGAACGGATGGTGCTGGCCGGTCAAATCGACCGACGCAATGATGGACTGGCCGACTTTGCCGCCATTCCGCGCTTTGACAAGGGCAAACTCTCGTTCTTTGCCGCCCGCCGCCTGGAAAAGTTGCCCCGTGGATGGGGCGCCTTGCCAGGGTCCAGCGCCTACTACATGACGTCGTGGTTTGACCCCTCCGCAACACCCGGCGACAAGCGGGAACGTGGCTTCATGTCCATGATTAACTACCCCGTCAGCGTGATTGGGGACCGCATCCTGCCCCTGCGCCGGGGCAAGCCACCCCCGAGCATCCACTATTACGCTCAGATCGCGCTCGATACGGCCGCCGCCCTCTCCGTGGTGGCTGATTTCCGCAATCTCTGGTGTGTCGAAACGGAGGAAGATGTTGTCGGCAGTGCCAAAATCCGCACGCCCTTGCGTCTCGGTGTCAATGCAACCTTGGTCAAGTCCCTGTTCTACGCCCGCAGCACGCCCCTCACGGAAGCCGGGCGCAAGCGTCCCATTCTCCATTGGGTGCGCTCCCACCAGCGCCGCCTGGCGGCCGGCGTTGATGTCGATATTGCCAAACATCTGCGCGGCATTGTCGCCTTCGAGATGGCGGGATTTCCGTTCCGCATAACCCAGCCAACACGAGGGCGCGCATGACCAGGCGGGCTGATTACCAATCTGGCCCCAAACGCGCCAACACGCTCATCTATGAACGCGGCTTCGCCGGCGGCCATTTTGGCCCCGCAGGCCCCGCCCACGACATCGATCCGGCCACACTCGGCCCCATCGAGCCCCCCACGCCTCAGCTCAGGAGCCAAAAAAAACGCCGCGAACCCCAATCCGCGGCCGTCCGCCGACACATGTTTCGACCTTACGACCCAAGCAAAGTCTGAGTGCGCCCAAGTGCAGCCACAACGGCTGTAGCAGCCCCAATAAGGCACGGACGCACAACGGTCAGTGGCTACCGAGGGGTATTGGCACATTTCCGCCCCTTGCAGGCCCGCAAGCCGCCGCAACGCCCGGCTGACCGCCAGTAAGACAACACACCGCGTTGCCGCGCCCGTGACACAACATCACGGCCGCGCCGCCCGTTCCAAACAAGGAACAGTGGGGGGTTTGGGGGGGTCTGTACAAATGACGCCAAAGGCGCCCGTATCGCGGGCTCAGCGCAGCGCAGCGATCACGTTGACACCCCACAAGCCTTTCCCATTGCGACCGCACTCGGAAAAAACAGCCGCGCCCTCGCCGCGCTTCCGGTCGCCCGGTTGACAAATCACCCCGAAATTCGGGTTTGGTTGCCCACGCGCCGCCGACACCAGGCGCCGCGGCAGAATGGCAGAGTTACGGCAGATTGGCAGAATTCGGCTAAGGACTTAACAGGACTGCGTTGACAGCCCGCCCGGCGTAACGAACAGCACCCCCCGAAATTCCCTGGGGGACATCTGTGAAGGGGCCGCGTCCGCCGCCGACCAGCGACCCAAACGGTGGCGGCGGCGCCGATCGCGCAGCACCAGGTCGGGCGGGCGGGAGGGGGGCACGCCCCCCCATGGGGGCACCCTGCCCCCGTTACCGCTGATAACCGCCCTTATCACTGCTAATCCGAGGGGTTGCGCGCGGGTCCGCTGGCGCACCGCGTCGCGCCATAGCGAGGGGTTGCGCATGTCAGCGCAGGTCTAGCGCAGGTCTAAGCGCAGGTCCGATCGATCCGCCCCCCGCAAATGATTTGCCCCCCCGACGATTGCCTTGCCCCAATCGCCCGAATGCATGTGCACTAGGGTTGCGCGTCGCGTCGGGGCATTCAGGAGCGGCCGAGTCGGGTTGGCGTGTCTGTTAGCTTGCCCGATCCTGTCGCGGCTTGTTCGCGTGCTGTCACGGCTTGGCGTGCTGTCATGTCCACCGATGGGTTGCGGTGCGGTGCGGCATGCTTGACCGGCTGGAAACGCGCGGGGGGCAAATTGATTGCACCGTGGCCTTGTTTCTTGGGGTTTTTCGCGTTGGCATGCGCAAGGGCGTTCATCGCGTTTTTGCGTTGGCGGACGCGTTTATCCATGGCTCGCACATATTCCCGATGAAGCGCCGGCATTAGCTCCGCAATTACCGAGTCGAGTTGCGCGCGGATCGGGGCAAGATGCTGAGAGTGCAGACGCGCGATTGTGGCCAGCGTACCGGTATCATCGGGTAACGGCTGGCAACCCGATGCCCAATAGGCGACAGCAAGCGCCAAAGCCGCGCGATAGACGGCGGGATTCGCCATTTGCAGACCTGGACATGTCAGGATCGGAGTCAGTTCCATCGGTAACAGCCTGTCGAAACGCGCGGGGGCAGGTCGATTTCGTGCCATGCATTTTGCACCGAAAATATGTATTGACAGGGAAAGCTATATCAGAATATTAATTCGGCACCGAGCGGGGTTGGCCCCTCGGATTTCGCGGGAAAGGTCCCCTGAATGTCTAAGCAGTATCAAGCCGTAACTGACCGCATTGTCGCCATGCTGGAAAGCGGGGTTCGGCCGTGGGCGCAAGATTGGCAAGCCACGGGTGGCGGGCGCCCCCTGCGGCACGATGGCACGCCATACCGCGGGGCAAATGTCCTCAACCTTTGGGCCGCGGCGATGGCGCGCGGTTTGAGCGGCCGTCATTGGATGACATACAAGAAAGCGGCCGAATTGGGCGGGCAGGTCCGGAAGGGCGCAAAGTCGGAACTGGCGTTTTATGTTGGTGCGGTAAAGCGCGAAGTCGAACGGGACGGCGAAACGGCCGAGGCGACAATCCCGTTTCTGAAAAGCTATTGCGTTTTTAATGTCGATGAAATCGACGGGTTGCCAGCGCAATACTACGGCAAGGGCGCGGCAATCGTTACGCTGGACCCGTCCGCGCGGATCGCCTCGGCCGAGGCATGGATTGCTAACACGGGGGCAAAGATAACCCACGGGGGCGGGCGGGCTTTCTATCGGCATGAACCGGTTGACGCGATCTATATGCCCCCGTTTGAAACTTTCAGGACGGCCGCGGGCTACTATGGCACGGCGATTCACGAGCTAGTCCACTGGACAGGGGCAACGAAGCGGCTTGACCGCACGAAAGGCAAGATTTTTGGCGATCCCGCTTACGCTTTTGAGGAATTGGTGGCCGAATTGGGCGCGGCGTATGCCTCGGCGGATTTGGGCATTTCGGCCGAGGTCCGGGAAGATCATGCAAGCTATATCGCGTCATGGCTCAAAGCGCTGAAAGGTGACAGCCGAAACATCTTCCGCGCGGCAAGCTACGCGGAAAAGGCGTGCGGTTATCTGCACTCGTTACAGCCTGGCGCGGCCGAGGATGAAGAACCGGAGGCGCTTGCGGCGTAAGGGTTGGGATTAAGCTAGGGGGCGGGCAATCTGCCCCCTGAGTTAATCGCAGCATGCGGTTACAGCGTGGGGATTGGCCCCCGCTGAATTTGGGAAGGGTTCCCTTATGTCGATTTACAATACTGCCCCGGATCGTAAATGGTTTGCCTCCATGTCAATGGCATGGTTGCGCGCGTCGCGCCTCGCGACTGATGGCGGGCGGGCGTACGATTGCCGCGAGGTCGCGCGGGCTTGGGTGGCCGAGGGGCGCAAGAAATGCCCCAAGCAACGGGGCGCGCTGGTCGGGGCGAATTCCTATGCCACCGATGGGAAGTGCCACAATGCGGAACCTGGCACGTACGGGCATGAGTGCGGCAAGCCCGCGGCATGGATCGGCACAACGGCGGGGGGCTTCTCTGCGGGCTACTGTGCCGATTGCAAGCGCAACGGTAGCGAGGCGCGTATCTGCGTCTCGTGGACCCCAGCGGCGGCCCCTGCCCCCGTATGGGCGGACACGCCAGCCACGCGTTGCTCGGTCGCAGCGCTGCCCCTGCTAGTCGAGGCGCACACTCGTTTGCATGGGGTCGCGGCCCCGCACGCGTCGCGGATTGCGGAGCGGATTGGCGCACTACTCGACTCGATTATCGACGTGGCGGGCGATGTCGAGGCGTACGGCAACAAATGGTGCGCGGGCGATATGGGCGAGCTGGCGCGTCGGGTCCGGGAAGCGACGCGCGAATATAACGCCATCTGATCGGGCGGGGGGCGGGTTGTCCGCCCCTCTTTTATGCCGAATGCACCGATAATACCTATTGACACGGTGCGGTTATCGCGAGTAATAATTGTTGCGAGGCGCGGGATTGTCCCTGCCTCTTTTGTGGGAGTAACCCCTATGGACGCGTACACTCTGACCAAGATCGACATTGCCGCGCTGCGCAAGGCGGATGGTCTGATCGTTGCTTTCAATCGCCCCGGCGATTTGCGCAAGCCCCGCGTTGAAGCGTTCAAGCGGGCGCCTGCCCCGTCCGCCTCCAATCCGTACCCGCAGGAGGGGCGGCATTCCATCCCCTGCAAGGTATCGGTCCAGTATGACCATGAAGTGGACCACGGGGGCGTCGAGTGCTGGAGTCATGTCAATCTCTACGCGTCGCAGCATTGCGACGGGTCGAGCGTCCTAGCCACGTTGCGGGCGGGCGATGAGATCGAATTCCGCTTCTGGCCGGACGCCTATACTTCGGACACAGCGGCGCGGGCGGGCTTGCATGGCGATATCGTCAATCTGCTAGTCCACCGGGGCGGGCGGCATGCCGCAACCTTCCTTTGGGAAGTGTCATTCTGCCCCGATAACACGGCCCGCATGTGCAAACATGCCCCATTCCCGAAGCGGTTGCTGCAATCGGCCTAGCGGTAGGGTCCGGACTAGGGGGCGGGCGCAAGGAATCCTTGCGAGTGCCGCCCCCCCTTCTGGACGCTAGAGGCGGCCATGGCGCGGGGGATTGGCCCCCGTCAAGTATAGGTCAAGTGTAATGGACTACATCGAGACGGATTGCACGGTTACACATGAAGGGGTCGAGTACACAGCGGGCGGGGCGGTTATCAGTGCGGCCGAAGTCGTGGGTTACCTCGGCGCCGATGGCTC